ACTCCTCCACACCTCCTGCTTCTTCCGCTGTGAGCATCCTCTTTTTAATCCAGAGGGACTCACACTTTTCATCGAGGATCCGGGTGGCCATGTTGCGAAATTGCCACTCGGTAGGATTCACGAGCGCTCGGGGTTTGCGCTTCAGTGTCTCCATGTGCTTCAATTGGTAGAAGCCAATCCTCACGTCCTCCACGGATGGTAGATCTCCCAGAGGGGGGAGACCCATTCCACCAAGACTTTCGGGAATGCACCAAGGTACGGGACACGACTTCAGCAAGTCGCCATGCCTGGACATGAAGGTCTTCAAGAGGTGGTCTGTATTACACAGACCATCTAGAGAGTCGATCAGTTTCCAAGCACGTGTGCCCATTGAACCGGCATTCGTCCAAAGAGACGGAGCAGAGTCCGAATCAGTCGTGGAACGGGTCTTTCCATAAAGGAGTCCCATGTTGATGAAAGGGACGTTCTTCCACACAAGGAGTCGCTCACACACTTTTCCCAGTCTGTTCTTCGTCTGGTATGAGCCGAATGATTCGGTCTCTCCAGCATGAATGTACTGCTGAGAATTAATCTGAAGGAAATATCGTGATACGTAGGTCTTCCCCAAGGAGGGGGTAAAGCCCATGATACCACTCAGGTGTTTCCAAGCCAGAAAAGTGAGGATCTTCCCTCGCATAGCGGCGTCATCTCCATTGATCATGAGGGGAACTTGCTTCAAGAGGAAGCGCTTCGGACCCAGCTTTGCTCTAAGAGCAGTAGGCTCACGGTTGATGGCAAACTCGTAGGCTGCTCGGCAATTAGCAGCATTGAGTATGCAGAGGATGGGAAACGAAACAATCGAACCCATCAGCTGTCCTTTGGTCTGTTTATTGAAGACCCCGTCACGTTTACGTGTCCGGGGGTCCAAGATCAGATGACCTGTAAGGTAAGCCTTGAATATCTCGTGGACAGGCTTGGGTACACCAACAACTATACAGATTTCGTCGACAGCAACTTCGCTGAAACGAGATTTGAGGTTGTCGGTGGCTCCGGTGTAGTCAGCCGAGATAAGACACTCATCTTCCTTGAGCCTCAAGCCAAGGGGCGAGGCACACATTGTCTCTTGAACAGCCTCCGCAGAAACGGGCTGTCCAATGAGCTTGAAGGTGGGGTGCTTCATGAGCACGCTCCACATCCACGTCTGAACTGGTTTGAGAAAGGTTGAACCAGCAGGAGGAGCCTTTGAGATCACACGGACCTTCCAGGCTTCTGCTAATCCCACCAGTTCGACTCGAGGGGCCAAGTCGTCCTTGAGAGCGCGACGACCAACAGCATTGTAGGCTTCCTGAAAACGACTCATGATCTGAGTGTCATCAAGGATGTAATCCGAATCGGCAGATTGTCTGCTCTCTTCTGATAGCCCACCTCCTGGTTGGTCCGCCTTCTCTCGACGAATTTTGAAGAGATGCTTGACGTCTTGAGATCCCCCGGATGCACTTTTCGTGTCAATCGGGAGGGGATCAAGGTGAGGAATGATCTTGTCATTAACCCATCCAACCGCACCAAGCCCCTCACGGGATCTGATGTAGTTAGATGAGGTCGATGTCATGAAGGCCTTCACAAGGTCTGAGAGTTCTGGGAACTCATGACCTGTGAAGATTTCTCTCACAGTACGTCTAACTTCTTCTTCCATGGCTTCCTGAGTCGGTAACTCAAGGGGGAAATGAAGAACGCCATCGTGGCTAACACCCTGTTCGACAGGGGTCGCTCCTTCGACGTGCAGCTTCACATCCTCCTCCAGTGCGTTGGCATCCGCATCCATCTGTGCCCAAGACGGAGGCTTAAGGTGACCCGGATCAGTGAGATCATCATGGGTCGCCTCCACGACGGCATAGATTGCGTCTGTCGTGGGCCGTGGAGTTCCTTTCTTCCATCCGAGCAGAACCGATCCAGCAATGGACCAGCTCCGCATGCCGTCTTTGCCTAGACGGTCCTTTTCACCTCTCAACCTAAGAAGCGCCAACCAACGGGCGACTTTGCTTCCCAACAATATGTGGGGATGGCAATCTTTGGGTCGAGTACCAAATGGGAATGCCGGAATGGCGTTTCCCACAAAGTGAGAGTAGAAAGCCGAGGCTTTCCATTTGAGCAATTTGATTGCATTCATCTCACTCACCTCACCGTTCGTCAACGGTAACCAGCCAAACCAAAGAGAGACAGACTTCGAGCGTAAGCGCCGAAATTCGTCATAGCTCAGTTCTAATCCGTAGAACTTGAGCATCTCTACCAGAACATCGAAAGATCGACCTAAGAGGTCTCGGACGGTGTTCTCTACTTCCTTGGCGGGGGACAGTGCACTAATGGGTTCGTCGGACTTTTCAGTTCGACTAACTTGGGCGTGCACCGCCCCGACACCCCCTCGTCTGCTGACACGAGAGGCCCCACCACACCCCCGACGACTCGGGGGTGGGAGCTTTTTGTTCACGGATGCTACCATTCCGTG